CACCAGTCTGATTAGTATAACGGGAACGCATAGCAAAGATAAGACCAACTGGACCAGTCATCGGCTGGACACCGCAAACGTCATATGCCATTAGATTTGGCATAGTTCTACGGACCATAGAAATTAATACTGGATCATAGTTGTCAATGGAATCGCCGGTTACGTTAGTAGGGACTCCCGCTTCTAATAGCGAGCGCGGCGCATAGCTTCCGGTTTCTCTGATAGCCTTTTCAGTATTTTCCAGAAGAGCGGCAGTAACGTTACGTCTATTAGCATCAGTGATTTTAGATAATCCCTCTGCATTTAGAAGCGGTGCCCACTTTCTTAGAATGTCTTCATGTAATTGCATTTAAGTAACTCCCTTTGATTTAATTATATATATTTTTTCGTAGTTTTTGCTACAGTTTCTAGGTATTTGGACATGGCACCAGTAATCACCGGCTCATCAGCAGCGTTTTCATTCAGTGAATCAATACCCATTACTTCTTCCTGTTCTTTAACAATTTCAGCTTTGTTAGAGAAATGGCTCTCTTTAATAGTATTGAGTTTGGTTTCATAGTTCTTCATATCAGTGTAAGTAATACCGTCAATCAAATCCATAAACCGTAGAGCATCGCTCTCTGTTAGGTCTCTGGTTGCAGTAGTAATAACCAACTGACAATTTAGCTCTTCATTAGTAGAAGATAGCTCAATATTTTTATTCTGAATATTATTGAAGCTCTGTTTCAGTTCCTCAATCTCACTCTCTAGCTGTCCAAGAAGGTCTAATTTATCCTCTGGAATATCAATATAATGTTCTCTGAATAAATTATGGAGACCAGTCATGAAACTAGATTGGAGTTCATTTTTAATAGAAGTCTCGACAGCTACCTTATTTTCCTCAATCCACTCATTAACAGCGAATGAAAGATATTGATCGATACTCTCGGATAGCTCTTCCTTATATTCCTCGACTAATTCGTTAAAATTAATTTCATTCTCTTCCTGTAGCTGGGCAATAGTTAGATTAGTTCTAACGTTTACGGCGGACTCAATTAAAGTTGAAATTTTATCTTTGAAATCTTCTGATAGTTCTGTTCCAGAAAACATTTCATTAACGTCTTCCTGAACCGGAGAACCCTTCGGAACAATGGTGGCGGCATTTCTCTGTGATGTTCCATCTAGAATACCTAAATCAGCATTGGGACCAAACTGCGCCATTGATTTATTGAAAAAATCGACTAACTCAGACTTCTTCATGCCATTCATTGCACCAACCAGATTCGAAAGCATATCTGATTTAGTCATGCCATCAGCAGGCATAGAATTTGGTTTAAGTGAATCTAATGCCGCAGTCTCGTCTAAGTTTTCAGCTTTATCGTCCATATTTTCTTCTTCCCTATTATCCATGATGACATGACTCCTTATTATACTTATATATTATTTTACAATATTCGAAATGAATTTCTTGAATACCTTGAAAATTTCTTCTTCATTTAGAATTTTACCAGCTTTTCTTGTCTGCTCTAGTAAATCTATTGCTTTCCAAGAATCAGTGGCTAGGTCATATACCCATTCGGCATTTTCCATAATTCCATTAACAAATGCTTTATGGGCAGATGGATCAGCAACGAAATCACCAGCGGTAGCTAATCTTAAATCATCTTGAACTTCCATGATTCCATTCTTCTCGACTAGAGAACCCATGGCGCGAGTTGACATTCCAATTTTGATTTTTTCTTTTAGGAAACTTTCAACAATTCTTCCATTTGGTGTGTCAAGAATTTTAGCTTTACCAATATAATCATTACCCTCACGAGTAAGTTTCATAATTTGATGACTTACTCTATCTAAATTAATGGTAGGACTCTCCGGGTGCCCAAGTTCACCTAATGCTCTATTTTCATTAATAGATTCTCTCACATATCGCCCAACCTCTTTTTCAAGAACAGCCATGGGATAAATTCTTCTATTTCTATTAGGAGAATTTCCCTGAATGAATATCCCTTCAACATAGTATTTTTTTACATCAGAACCCTCGGCGGCTTCTGTTAATACATTGATATCCTCAATATTTTCTCTGATTAATTTTGCCATTATTTTATTAACCTCTATATGCTATTTTAGTTGCATAAACATCAGATGAACTATTAGCTAATAATAAATCTGTGGGTCTCTTTTCTATAATAATAGAATTTGGATTTGTAACGAAAATAGACGATAGGTTAGCACCGGATGAATTAGCAAGAGTAATCATTGCATGTTGATTATGGGTTGATACATATACTAAAGTGGCATTACTTACAGTATTACCCGTATTGCCTAATGAAACTGCATTTGCTAATGGTTTTAGTATAATCATATTAGTATCCTTTAAATTTATGCGGATTTCTTAGCTTGGGCTGTCGCAATTGCCATTTTCTTTTGCATATCCATTTTTGGAAATTTACGTTCAATTGCCTTTGCTATTTCTTCTCTTTTATTCATTTCTGGTTTAGTTAATTTACGTTCGTCTAAATTTTCACTTTCCTCATATACTTTTTCATCCTCACCCCTATCATAAGATGCGGGATCATTTTCTTTGGCGGTTCTAGTATTTAGTGAATCGTCTCTGAAAGGTAATCCGTCTTTATTTTCGACTGGATAATCAACTACAGCAATAGTATGTTTATCTACAAAATTTTGTTCATCACCGGATTTCGGGGTATATCCTTTATTAAATAACTCACTTGCAACATTTGGATGCATTGAAGAAATTTTCTGTGATAGCTTATCTGCTAGAATGCCGTTTACTGCTTTAGTAAAATCCATGGAATTCTTGGCATGGGCAAAATTGATTAAATGTTTAGTATCCATTGTCGTCTCCATTATTTCTTATCAGATGATTTTTTAGTCTTAGTCATATCAGGTTTATTTACTTCTTCTGGCGGCATAACCTCTAACTGTGCCGCCTGCATTTTCAATTGAGACTCTGCCTGCATTTCAGAAATCATAATATCTCTTTGTGCCTGGGCAATCTGTCTCTGGGTTTCTCTCTCCATATCGGCCGGAATATTCGCATCCATTTCTGCAATCTCTGCATCGGTCTGTTTCAGAATAATTTTACGAATATAATTTTCATCAAAGTATTTAGTAACATAGACTTCTGCAATACTTGCTAGATTTAGACGTTCCTTCATAATCTGAGACTGCTTTAATTCAGCGAAATAGTTGTCTACTGTGAAATTAAATCTCAGCTTCTCTTTCAGATAAATCCAATCATTATAATTGATGATTTTCTTTAGAATTAACTGTTTTTCTAGAAAATTGAGGAATAGACCCTGAAAACGATTTCTCATTCTCTGGATCATTTTATAGAATTTTACTTCATCCCTACTGATAGAATCAGTCTGCCCAAATACAAATGGCGCATCTGAATTTAATCTATTGGATGGAATATTTAATGAATTGTATAGGCTTTCCTTGAAATAAGTTATATCACTGATTTCGCCTAGATTAGATGCGCCAGGGAGTGTATCAATTTGAGTTCCCTTTCCACCTTCTCTTCTGGGAATCCAGTAGTCTTCAAGCATTGTTGTAAATTTTCTCTGATCCCTGACTTCACCAGTCGAGGCATCATATACTAATTTGTTCTTATGTTTTGCCATCATGTCACGGACATGCTGTTCGGCTTTCATTTTTGGAAGATTACCTACATCGATATAGAAAATTCTTCTTTCTGGTGCCCTGGCAATTCTATTGATTAGTGCAGCATCTTCGGCTGAACGTAATTGGTTAAGAGGGCGAATTGCTTTATGTAGATATGATAGAACAATCTGATTGGTTTTATCAGTCAGGCCAGATGTGCAAAATACAATAGAGTCCTTGGCAATCTTTAATGAATACTGTGTATCGAAATCTTTACCTGATAAATTTTTATTAGAATATATGAAATATTCAGTTATTCTCTGCTTAGGAACAACTCCCTCACTACCCATCTGTTGAATTTTTTGGGCATCCAGAGTTCTAATTTCTCTAACTTTGCGAAGATTTCTCGGATCAATATTTCTTAGCTCAATGATTCCTCTATTGAGATTTTTCTGATCTACGATGGCATGATAAAATAATCTTCCATCAATATACCATTGACGAAAAATTTCATAACCCTTATGATTAAAGTTTAATAATTCTAGGCAACGTTCAAATTCTTGATTGATTGAAAATTTTAGCTTATCAGGTATTTGAAGATTATCTAAATCCAACTGGACAATTTTTCCAGTATCCTCATCTACAGAAATAGCTTCATTTGTAATTTCATCGATAGCGGTTTCAAGTTCGGGTTGCAGTGACATATCTCTATATCGTGTGATTAATTCAGATTCAGTTTTAGCTGCACCCTCAATATCAACATATCCACTGGTAAATCCACCAACAGCAATATTTACCCCACCATCATCACTGACAGGTGGGGCAAACGATGCATTAAGTTCACTGTTAGGTATTCTTTTAATATCAAATCCAAATAGTTTCATTAGCCATTATACCTATTTATGATAGAGGAACCTGCCCACCTGTTGGCACAACGCCAGTTAATGGAACATCAGAGTCGCCTCTATTTCTGCTAAAGGTGTCCAGAACGTTACGACCAGCGTAAGATGCGCCAGAAGAATCGAGTGGAACGAAATAATCATATGCAAAAACTACATCAAACTCTTCAATAGTATTCTGCACATCCCAACTTAATGTAATTTCACCGATCTGTGCTGGAAATGCTCCGATCATTCGATATGATCTTAGTTCTCTGCCATCCTGGCCTAGCTGGGTTACGGTAACGTCAGTTTTATAATTTCTTAGTGCCAGTAGAGCAGGATTTCTTACGTTTGCCACTGGTGCATTAAGGTGAAAGTGCCAGTCTTCAAATGCTCTACGAACAACGAAGTCTTCACTATTGATAATTGATACACCCCAATTCCCATAACTTCTATCACCCGCTAATTGAACTTTTCTACCGAAAAATCCAACTGGAATTTGTCCAATGGTATCGGCAGGAATACTTGCAGCCTTGGCCATGTAGGATAAATATGTAAGTTCATTTTTACCAGAAGCATTACCTTCTGTATTAGGGAACGTGCAACTAACCGAGAACATGGTGGGACGTGCCCCACCATTTATTAATCTCGCTTTAAACTCTTCGATATTAGGAATAGCTACCATCTGTTTATCCTCTTCTATTATTCAACTCTGTTTTTGGCTAGATTAGCAAATTGCCCAATAATCTCATTGAAATTCGTTCCTGTTCTTGTAGCAATGAAGTTCAACTGAATATAATTAATTGATCTAGCAGGCTTTACATATATATCTGCCACGAAGCCGTTACTATCAATTATATCAGGAGTATTATTAGTTTCGTCACAGATTAAGCGATAATCATAAATTCCTCTTCTTCCCTTTACATCACGTAGAATTGGGTCTACAATTCCGATGAACTGGGCACGAGTGAACTCATCGTTCATTTCGAATAGAGTATATTTTGATACGTCAGCAATAATCTTCTGTAGATAGATGAATAGCTGTCTGACGTTAATATGGTCGAATGCAGAACCAGCATTGTATGTGGTTTTGTCACCGAACAGAATAATATCTCTACCTCTAAACTGGACGAATGGATTGACGCAAACAGGATACATAATATCTCTGTCAGCCTGTGACGGATTGTAGATTAGAGTCTTGGCAGAGTTGGTAGCCAATTCACCACGATTAAACCCGGCAGGAGAATGCCATGCACCAGCATTGAAGGTTGTTCTTGCTAATAGACCAGCAGTATCGGCATTCATAGGAATATCGATAAATCTATCATTGTATTGATCGTAGATGGTCTTATATCCAGAGTCAATTACTACGAAAGAAGATTTGATTACTGCGTTAGCAAATAGTTCTAGCTTCTGTGGAATAGTAAGATCAGTTGAATTAGTAACATCTGATTTTCTAGGCGATCCGAAGACCATACAATCTCTTCTATATTCGCAGATTTCACCACCAACATAGTTGATTAGACCTTCACCATAATCTCCACCATTAGCTTTACCAATGATAAAATGATCTACGTCAATCTTTTCCTTATCTTTGAATAGGTCATATCCGGCCATAAGAGTATTGAGACTGATATTATCCTCTGTTACAGCATCAGAACCATTACCAATAAACGCATGGTAAGGAAGTGTATTAAGATTCTGCATAGTCTGTGTATCTTCCAATGTTAACCCTGGTCTGTGGTTGGCCCACCAGACATAAGAGTTATTGATATCATTATTGATAGCAATATGATATAATGCACCATACATTGGTCGCTTATTGGAAGGAATATTTCCGAGTCTGGCTCTTGTCCCAGAAGAAGAATAAAGAACCTTATTATCCTTATCTGCAACAACAGTATATACGCGATCATTTACGAAATATGTCTGTGAACCTGATGTTCTTTTTAGGAAAGAATTATTGCTGGTGTCAGATGCTCTCGGCGGGTCGAATACTTTATTAGAACCGGGACCAAATTCCCAATGTCTTAGTATAACAGCCTGCTGATTAGTAGAATTATATTTGAAATTACCAGAACCGTTAACCACAAAACTCTGTGTGGTTGTGCGTGGCCAATTGGACTCGAATGTTAACATAACATTAGAACCCACAACTCGCTTAGATACAATAGTAGTATAAATTGTATCGAACCCGTTAGTTCCACCCGCAGTGGTCGGTAATAGTCTTACGGCTAGTGAGTCTCTATATGAGAATGCAGCAGAAACGTTTGCAGCCTGACCAGCACTAGAAGTTACGATATTAGCATATTTACTACCCTGAACAAAGATAACGTTAGCGGATGCCGCAGTGAATACCGGGCTTAGGTTCTGGCCATAGGCATTAGAACTATCACAAGTGCTTACACGTAATCCATTGTAGGTATTACCAGAGGCTCTTGCTACCCATAGAAGATCAGTATCACTTGTATAACCATTGGCTGTAATTTTAGCGCGCCATTGAGTATCGTCAACAACGTTTCTACCCTGGGCACTTAGTGTCATATAGTTATTGATAGTGAATGAAACTTGGTTAGCTACAGAAACCGGTCTATAGGTAAGATTAACTGTTAGGGTAGGAGAACTGTTGCTGATGTTATTCGCAACAACATTAAGCAGGCCATCACCGCTAGTTGGGAAGTCGCTTGATAGATAAACACCATTATTAACTAATGCTAGAGCAGTAATTGCACCATTAGAATTAGTAGTAACGGAGAGGTTAGCCGCAGTATAGGTGGTCCCACCAGAAATATTGATAACGTCAGAATTGGAGAAAACGCCAGACTGTGTGCTAACAGAAACAGTATCAATCTCTGTTTTAGTTTTAGCATAAGCATTGTAGGGTTCGTTATTAGCTACACGAACCACATATAGTCTATCAGAATATCTTAGATATGTCTGTGCAGTGAAAAAGGTTTCATCATTTCCACCATCCGGCTCACCGAATACAATGGGAAGTGCACCAGGGGCACGGACAAGATAAGGTTCATTAATTGGCCCCTGTGGGAACACACCAACAATCGCCCCAATCGGGCGTCTACGAACCGGTGTTACACCGAAAGTTAAATCGAATTCACGAATCTCAATACCAGGGCTTAAAAGGTTAATTGCCATCTACCATTCTCCATACAAATCTATTATTATTTGTATTTAGTAAATGTTAGTCTTCCGTTAAAAACCGCATAAATTCATTATAGCTAATGTCTCTAATTTCATTTTGATCATATAGATAAGAATCGTCTTCTGCAAAAATGGGAAGAACGTCGTCATCTAGTAATTTTAGATTATCAGATACCATTCGTTCACGGACATTCGTATCTGTCCAATCCTTGAAATAAGGCTGTTGCACTAGCCAACTAAAGAGAACACAGCACATGGATAGATCGTCATGGTGACCCTCTGCCGCCTCAAAACTTTCACCAACCTCAATAAAATTATATAATTCTTTTTTAATATCGATATCGGGAATTAATAATTTATCATTTTCAACAAGTGTCTTAAAATTGGTGCAGCCAATTCTTTTAACTAACTTTGTGGTTCTTATACCTACAGTCGGTCTCCCACCAAATCCACTACTTAATTGTTGTCCCATATTTCCGCGCATATATGAGAACACCATATTCTCATATTCCATTTCGCGATATAGAATATCTGCTACCTGTTGTCCGTTGTCATTTATCTCTACGCAAATAAATGCATCATTAAATGATTTTGCAAACTGGTGAATAATATTAGGAAACATCAGCGGTGAAATTGTATTATTTTTATATTGACCAACAACTTTATATGGAATTTCAGAAACATCGAATATTACGAATGCATTATAGTCACCACCAACACCACGGGAAGTATCCACTACCATAATAAATAATTTACCTCGATGTTCCTTTTTGGAAGGGTCAATATAAATTTTCATGTCCTCATTTTGCCGGACTGGTTTAGCTGTATACATCTGTTCTAGTTTAGCTGCGGAAATTAATGTATTCTGTGATCCAAGAAACTCACAACCAAATTCCTGATTGAACTGAAGGATAGAAGAGTTCTTAATAGTTTCTTCTTTCCACTTCTCATCGCGGCCAGGAATTTCCGACCAATGCACACCAATAGGTTTGAATGAATTTTCGCCGGCTACTGCTTCATTCCAAATTTTATGAAACATGTTCATACCGTTTGGTGTTGATGTGATAATCATTTTAGTTTCTTCACCAGCAGAAATTGTAGGCATAACTGTGGCAAAGAATTCTGTCTGAATGTTATTAGGAACGAATGCAAACTCGTCAAGGTAAACGCAATTATGGACATTTATTTCGTTACATAAAAATTCATTATTATCTTTTACATGTAATATATCATATACAACGTCATCTTCTATTTCAGAAATATATTTAACTCGTGAATATCCATATAATGTTGATATATTTTCTGAAAAACAATATTGTGCCTCGATCCAACCTTTATCCGTAAGAATTTTATGATCCGGTGTGCATTTTATTCTACGTCCACAGGTTAATACAATTTCTATAATTTTTCTTAAACCTACCTTTCGAATTCCATCAAATTCTTTGAATCCATCTCTTGTGAGAATTTCAATTCTCTCTGTTTCT